GAAGACGAGTTTGCGATATATGATCTACCAGAATTTTTAAGATCGGTTGAACTATTTGAGAAACCAGAACTTAAATTTAATGGTGGCACTAACGTTAAAATATCACAAGCTTCACAATCAATCAAATATTTCTTTGCTGACAAATCTGTTATAGTATCGCCTTCAAAAGGTATTACAATGCCAGATAAACACGTCACGTTTACTTTAAAGAAAAATGACTTTGCTAGATTGATGAAAGGTGCGACTACGTTAAATCTACCTGACATTGCTGTCAAAGGTGACGGTAAAGTAATCAAAATGATTGCGACAGATAAGAAAAATAAATCATCTAACGAGTATTCTATTGATGTAGGCGAGACAGATAAATCGTTTACTGGTTTCTTTAGAACAGAAAACTTTAAACAAATTGTTGATGATTATGATGTTGCGATTTCAAAAGCAAAGATTTCTCATTTTGTAAACAGAAACAAATCTGTACAATATTGGATAGCGCTTGAACCTGACTCTGAATTTTAAGGTAGGTTTAAATGTCCGATTTTTTATGGGTTGAAAAATACCGACCAAGAAAGATTAGTGATTGTATTCTTACAGAAGACTTAAAGAAAACATTTACACAATTTCTAAAACAAAAAGAAATACCAAATTTGCTTCTATCTGGTAGCGCTGGTACTGGTAAGACGACTGTCGCCAGAGCTCTATGTGAAGAACTAGGTAGTGATTATATCATTATCAATGGTTCTGACGAAGGTAGACAAATAGATACTGTAAGAAGTAAAATTAAAAACTTTGCTTCTACAGTATCACTAACCGAAGACGCAAATCACAAAGTTGTTATAATAGACGAGGCTGATTATATGAATGCTGATAGTGTTCAACCAGCACTTCGTAATTTTATTGAAACATTTTATAAGAATTGTCGTTTTATCTTTACCTGTAATTACAAAAATAAAATTATACCAGCTCTACACTCCAGATGCACTGTGGTTGATTTTAAAATTGTAAATGGTCAAAGAGTAAAAACTGCTACTGCCTTTCTTAAAAGACTAGAGGGTGTGCTTAAAGATGAGAATATAGAGTTTGATAAGAAGGTATTAGCAGAGTTAATTCAAAAGTATTATCCTGACTTTAGAAGAACAATAAACGAACTACAAAGATATTCCGTAAGGGGTAAGATTGATAGTGGTATATTATTCAATTTAAGTGAGGCGAATACCAAAGAACTTGTAAAGATACTTAAAGATAAAAGATTTAATGACATGAGGAAATGGGTGGTACAAAACCTAGATAAAGAGGCGTCTTCCTTGTTTAAGACGCTCTATGACACGCTATATACCACGCTAGATGCGAAGTCAATACCTCAAGCGATTTTGATTATCGCTGGTTATCAATATAAGTCAGCCTTTGTCGCTGACCAAGAGATCAATATGGTCGCTTGTTTAACAGAGATTATGGCAGGTTGTAAATTTAAATAATGGTAAAACAACTTTTATTACCAGAAGAAAAAAGAATGATAAGAGCAGAGTGTTGCTTTAAGTCTTTACAAACTCTTTACAAAGAACTTAAAAAAACTAAAAACGATTATCCAAGACGTAAGACCATATTACATTATATGGAAAGAGAATACTACAACGCAGTTTTTGATTCACCAGCAATACAAACTGGTATACATACGAGGGATTATGAGAAAACTGGTGACCATTATATGAGTCCACAAATATTATCTAACTTTATCTTTGACCATGCGAATGTTTATTTAAAACAATTAGATGACTTTTGGAATATCTTTGAATTAAGTTGTAGAACTATTTTAACCACACCAGAAATCAACTTACGAATAAGAAGTATAAAAAAGAAGTTGAGATTAACATCAGTAGAATCTTATGAAAAAGCAGGTATTGATCTATATTATGACCACTCACTAATAAAAGACCATAGTAAATTTCTAAGGATACCAGAAGTGATAACTGAATGGGAAAAAGGTTTTAAAAACAAAAATTTTGAATTATATAAGAACAAAGACTTTGAAGTGCCATTACAATATCAAGTTGGCACGTTAGAAAAATTTTTATGATAAATAGGAACAAAAGAGTATATTATGCCTGGTAAGTGGGATGGTAAAAGTAGAATATCCAATGACAAATATAGGGATGGTTATGATAGAATTTTCAAAACAAACCCTATCGCCAAAGATGTACGAACACCAAAGTACAAGCCTCGTATAGTAAAACCAAAAAAGGGGAAAGGTAGTTACAGTAGAAATGGCGAGAAGAACGTTATTAAGAACATTGATAGTTAAAGCTAGAATGTTTTGGGCTGACATTAGAGGACATCACGGTAAAGTTTGGGATTATGAACCAGGCGATTATTACATGGGTAGTCACAAAGGTCACAAAAAACATCTAAAAAAATAATGAAAGTTTTATATTATGTACGAGTTGAGAGATTATCTAAACGCAATTAACTTTACAAAAGAGAATTTATTAGACACAACAGACGAGACTTGGGTTAAAAAATATCCACCTTTCGTAATAAACAAGTGTCTTTCCGTACACTACGACTGTATCGCTCAGGCCAACGAAATGAATGGCTATCACTTCCTAGACAAAAAAATACAATTTCATTTTTACATAAATAGTATTAGAAAAAAGAAGCGATTTGGTGGCAAGTGGTTATCACAAGCCAAGTTGAAGAATTTAGAGTATGTAAAAGAGTATTATGGTTATAGCAATGAGAAGGCAAAAGATGCTCTCAATATACTTACTGAGGAACAAGTTGAACTAATTAAGAATACCTTATCTAAAGGTGGGAGAACAAGATGAGCGAAGAAGCGATTAATTGGTCCGCTGACAGTATGTTAGAGGTCACAATAAAGCAACCAGATGACTTTTTAAAGATCAGAGAGACTTTAACTAGAATAGGTGTTGCAAGTAGAAAAGATAAAACATTATTTCAAAGTTGTCACATATTACACAAACAAGGTAAATATTTCATAACACATTTTAAAGAATTGTTTGCGTTAGATGGTAAGAAAGCAACTTTAACACAAAACGATATTCAAAGACGAAACACAATCTCTATCTTATTACAAGATTGGAATTTAATTGATATAGTGGACAAGGCTAAGTCAGAAGACAAAGCACCATTATCACAAATCAAAGTATTACCTTTTAAAGAAAAAAAAGAGTGGAACTTATCGGCAAAATATAATATAGGGAAAAAAGTGGAAGCCAAGGATAATACTGATAATGCAAGTACCGAAGTTTAAAGAGTTTATTACAGAAACAGATATAGGTCGTAGAGATAAACCTATTACAGTTGCTATGGTAACTGTGGCTGACTCTAAAGACCCAAAAGAAAATACTACTGCTGATCTTATAACAAAAGCTTGTAAGAAAAAAGGTATTAAGTGTATAATCGTAAATACTAAATCAACAATTATTACAGCTAAAGATGAAGATAAAGGTACACTTACTGTCTATAACTATGACGGTAAAAATGCTGAACATACATTTGTAGGTAGAGATACTGTTTGTATAGTTAGAGGTGGCGCATTAGAAGATGAAGCTGGTCTTTCATTAATATCATCATTTCAAAACTCACAAGCATTTATGATGAATACAAGAGCAGCAATGTTGACTTGTGATAACAAACTTACAACAGCATTATTGTTTGAGAAGTTTGGCATACCTACACCTAGAACAGCATTTGTATCTAATGAAAATAATATTAAAAGTGCTTTAGATATGATTGGTGGTAAGTTTCCTATCATATTAAAAACTCTAACTGGTACTCAAGGTGTTGGTGTAATTAAGATTGAAAGTTATGAGGGTTTAGTGGCAACACTACAAGCGATGTGGAAATTAGAGGCAGAAGTATTGATACAAGAGTATATGGAAAGTGATTTTGACATTAGGACTTTTGTAGTAGATAATAAAATATTTGCGTCAACAAAAAGAACTCACAGCTCTTATGATTTTAGATCAAACACGCATAGAGGCGCAGAGGCATCACCTTATATATTAAGTGATGAAGAAAAAGAACTTATCTTAAAAGCGGCTAGATTATCCAGAGCTTATATGGTAGGTGTTGACCATATCATATATAAAAACAAACCTTACTTACTAGAAATAAATGGTAGTCCTGGATCAGGAGCTGATTACGAAGGTTATCAACATAGAGATTATTATGCTGACGCAGAACCAGCTGGTAGAATAGATGGTGAAAAAATGATGGCAAATGTAATAGATTATATACAAGATAGAGCTCATTGGGATAGACAATCACTTATAGAATGTGGTTGGTTAGAAACTGTAGAGTTAGATGAAGTAGGTAAAGTAAGAGTTAAGTTTGATACTGGTAATGGTTCCAAGGCTTGTGCTTTACACGCAGATAAAATTTTAGAAGATGGTAAGATTGTTAAATGGAAGTATGATGGTAAAACTTATAGTAAACCTAGATATGGAAAAAGTGAAGTGTTTAGAGCAAACGCAGATGGTGAAGAGCCATCAGAAGTTAGACCAACTGTATTATTAGATTTAACATTTAATGGTTTTACATATAAAGATGTAGAAGTTGGTTTAGACCAAAGACCTAGATCAGGTTCTGATTTACTTGTAAATAGAGATTTAATGCGATTAATGAATATTAGTGTCAACCCTAATAGAACTTTCGTATTGAGTAAACGACTAAAACCTGTTGAAAAAGACGGTAAAGAAGATAAGGTTGGCTTTGAAAAGAAATAACATTGACAGATACGTCAAGTTATGATATAATAAAACACATATATAGGAGTTATTATGGATAAAGTGAAGATATTAAGATTGACTACTGGCGAAGATGTAATCGCTAAAGTAGGTGAGAATGACCAAGGTGTGAGTTTAAATAAAGCTTTTGTTATAATCCCACAACAAACAGGACCAGGAAAACCAATACAACTTATGATGAGTTTGTATAATGCGTTTGGTAAAAACGATACAATTACTTTAAGTAAAGATAAGATTGTTTTTATGACAGATCCAAAAGATGATATTCTAAAATCGTATGAACAAAATACGAGTAGAATATTACAGCCAAAAGCTGGTTTAATTACAGAAAACACAGTACCAAAATTATAATGATTACGGTATACTTCATACGAGGAGAGGAAAAAATTCCTGTCCAAGTTGACGAAGGTATGTCTTTGATGGAAGCGGCAAGAGACTTTGCCAATCAATCAATAGAAGAAATACCAGCAGATTGTTCTGGTTGTTGTGCGTGTGCCACTTGTCATGTTTTAATAGATAGAAATTGGACACACATTATAGGTCAACCAGATTTAAATTCTGTTGAGACAGAATTAGTAGAGTATGAGAAAGGCTATGATCGTATGCAAAGTAGATTAGCTTGTCAAATACAATTAGAAAAAAAACATGATGGTTTGGTTGCACACCTGTTGGACAATCATAAATTATAAGTACAATGGGGCATTAGCTCAGTTGGGAGAGCGCCTGATTTGCATTCAGGAGGTCAACAGTTCGACTCTGTTATGCTCCACCAAAATTTTAGATTATGAAAAAAGATATATTTGAAAGTATCATAGACGTTGGTAGTGGTTTTATTCTAGCCGTACTAATACAATTATTAATTTTTCCATTGTTTGGATTACACCCTACTATATTTGATAGTATAGGTATTGCGTTAATCTTTACAGTGG